AGCCAAGATGGTCAGATAACTTTGAAGGAAGCGGCGATTAACGCCGGTTATCCTGCTGGGTCTGCTCACGTTCGAGCGCACGAGCTAACTAACCCTCTGATGAGCCCTCATGTCTGTAAGGCGATTAAAGAGTATCGAGATGAGCTAGACGCTAAATACGGGGTGACCTATCAGCGTCACCTGCGAGATCTTCAATTGATTCGAGATGCGGCTTTGCAGAATGGCGCTTACAGTGCTGCTGTTCAAGCAGAGTATCGTCGAGGTCAGGCGCAAGGCGACATTTACGTTAGTAAGAGCGAGATCCGTCATGGCAGTATTGATTCGATGAGCAAAGAAGAGGTGATGAAAGCCCTCGAAGAGATGAAAAGCCAATATGCCCCAGTCACTATCGATATAACGCCAAAAGATGAAAACAAATCAAACCGGAAAAAAACCAGAGAGCGCCTTTTACAACAACCTGAAGGAAGCGGTGAAGAGATCGAAGAGATCATTGATCCTGACTAGGCTTGAAACGTGGGCTATGCCCGGTGTACCTGATTTATTGATATGCGATGAATCAGGTAAATTTCACATGGTGGAATTGAAATATACCAAGGGCAATTCGGTTGACCTGCGACCGCACCAAGTTAGTTGGCTAACAACGCATAGTAAATCGAGCTCTTGGGTTTTGATAAAGCAGCAGAAAAGCAGCACCGAGAAAGCAGCGCTGTATTTATATCCGGCAAGTGACGCTATTGATTTAAAGACTGAAGGGCTATCTAAAGTCGAGCCCTTATATACCTGCGAAGCGCCTTTTGATTGGGCGAAAGTTTTTTCCTTGATTAGTCCTATATAGTCGCATATACTCCCATAAGGCAATGAAGCCTAACTATGGGGATTTTTAAATGAAATATAGCGAATTGGTTGTGCGGGTCAGCGCACATTTCCTTACCAGACCTTTACCTGATAATTGGATGGAGCTCGAAGATAAAGAGCTATTCGATTTTATGCACGCTTATGCGTGGGAGCCTTTGGAAAACTGGGCGGCTGATGACGTGCTATTTGCCATCGAGGCATTAGCTCAGGATTTGGGCAGGGCTTTTGAGGTGGAAGGCGCATGAAAACTGGTGAGTTTTACATAAGTAAGGAATTCGACAACGGCAACTATATGGCTGAAGTGAAAACCAACACTAGAGGTGGCTTGATGGTTGTTATTTACTATAAACACATGAGTGGCGACTGGGAGTTTGAAGATGCAATTCTGATAGACCTGAGCGACATCATCGAAGGGGATAACGAATGAATAAGTACAGTGTATATATCGACCTTGATTCGTTTAATTACTACGTTGAGGCGCCAGATGAGCAAACTGCTTCAGATCTAGCTTGTAAAGCGATGGAAAAATACATCGCTAAATATGGTAGCGACATCGGTATTGCAGACGTGGTTGTAGACCTCGATCCCTTACTTGAAGAATCTGATATTGAGCTAACTGCACGGGAGATAACCAAATGAAAAAATCTGTAATTGCTGAAAACACTTTCTTTGCAACGCCTGAATCAATGGACGTTATTACGGCGTGGATTGCTAAACACCCGAAGGAAGAGCAATCGCATCTTTATACCGTCATGGGAATGACTTGGAATTATTTAGCAAAGCTAACGGCTACTGAGGTATCTGATGCAAGTAAGTGAGCTATTAGCTGAATTAGATGGCGTCCCGCTAGATGCAGAGGTTGTTGTTTGGTCTGAAGATACCGAACATTTTTGGAATCCGTGGGTTAGTCATGTTTTAAGCAGCGATTCGAGTCGCGTGGCATTTGTTGAAATTTGTTTTGATCGAGAGGTGAAGAATGCGTGAAGTGATAACCAAAGTATTTACCTATGATGAGCTGAGCGAGCAGGCTAAAGAGCGGGCTTATATGGATTGGGTACATCAAGGCGGTGATGAATGGCACTGGGTTGATGAATGGCGCGAAGCGTTAAAGGGCTTTGCTGATTTGACGCACATTCGATTGCGCGATTATGAGTTAGATTCTTATGGCTATTGGTTTAGCGCTGAGTATCCCGACATCGAGCATGGCAACGTGATCGAGTATCAACCGAAAGATTGTCCTTTTTCTGGTACTACGTTTGACGAGGATTTTCTGCACCCGTTGCGCGAATGGGTTAGTAAGAAAACCGATGCTGACTATCTCGATGTTTTAAAAGACTGCTTAGATACAGGCTTTCGCAATGCTCAATCGGATATTGAATGGCATAGCGGTAAGGAATGTTTTATCGAGCGATGCGAGTTTGATGGTTATGAATTTACTGAAGATGGGATGGTTTGGCGCTGATGTTTTTAATCAAATGGGTAATGTGTTTAATTTATGGAAAAGAGGCATGGGAAAAGGGAATGAAACAACCGCAACGTAGAAAACCCCGATACAGATCCAGACGCTGATTTAACACCCGCCCATCGAGGCGGGTTTATTTTTTGGAAAATTAGCTTGTTTTTGTATGCGATTTATCCGATACTAATTGTTGAGCAATATCGCTCGAATTAATCCAACGGGGATTTACTTATGACTACCTATAACACTGATGCTTTTACCCATGGCATTTCTAAACATAACGCGCTTGCATCTAACTGGGCTAACCGCCCTGAGGATGAGCGCTTTACCTCGCTCGATGATATGTTGCAATTCAAGCTTGCAGATGCTCGCGAAATGACTAGCCGCATTGTCGATACCCATAAGATGAATATTATCGGCACGGTTGATGAAGAAAACCCATCGATGGGCGATATCATGGTTGAGTACACTGATGAGAATGGACGCGAGGCAATGGATATGCCCACTAACTGGTCATTTGGGCAGATGGCGCAGTTATCTGGGGCGCCTGCGGGCTACCTTAAAGATCTACCCGCACCATTAGTCGCGGATTGTTTGCAATGGGGTTTGCAGCACAATCGCTCTCGCGATCTGATCAAGGTTTATTCAAATGGCGAATCGCAGCAGTTGCGTGCAGCTACTGGCGCTGACTATGGGCGTATTTATGACCATGAAATCTTACGTCCAATTAAAGACTTGGTTGATGGATCGAATGGGCGTTGGAAAATTCCCGGGGCGATTGTGGGCGGCAATAATGGTCTGTCGGTTTATGATCCAGAAGTACCGGTGACTATGGATACCACAACGTTGTTTGCGTCTGATCGTGACGTGTTTGTTTTCTTAGTCGATGATCGCAACCCCATTGAAGTCGGTAAGTTAGCCAATGGCGAGCCGGATCTGATGTTTAGAGGTTTTTACGCTTGGAATAGTGAAACGGGCAGTAAGACAGCGGGCATTGCTGCTATGTATCTGCGCGGCGTTTGTATGAATCGCAATCTATGGGGCGTTGAGAATTTTCAGGAAATTAAGATTCGCCACACTAAATTTGCCCCAGATCGTTTCGCTACTGAAGCGCGTCCGGCTTTGCAGTCATTCGCACAAGGTAGCACCGGATCTTTCATCGAGGGCGTACAAGCAGCTAAGCAAGCTAAGATCGAGAGCACCGACGAAAAGCGCTTAGAGTTTTTAACCAAGCGCGCGGGGTTATCTAAGCGTATGGCTAATGCGGCAATGCAGCGCCACATGAAGGAAGAGCAGCGCCCTATCGAAAACGTATGGGACGCGGTGCAGGGTATTACAGCTATAGCGCGTGATATTCCGCATCAAGATAACCGCATCGAGGTTGAGCGTTTAGCCGGTAAGCTATTGGATAAAGTCGCATAAGCGCCTGAGCTTTAAACCCCGTTTAGCCCGCCTTTGTGCGGGCTTTTTTATTTCTGGATTTTTATATGAGATTTATCCTATACTTATGGGCGAGCACTTCCGCTCGATTAAAACGGGGATTTTTAAAATGATCAATGACGTAAACAACAACGTAGAATTCGCAGCTAATCGCATCATCGACGATGGCTTTACAGATCTTGAAAGCGCGCACGCTGAGATCGGCAAGCTACGCGCTGAGATTGCTGAGAAAAGCAATCGCATTCACGAACAAAACCAACAGATCACTAAAATGATGATCGACAAAGACACGGCTGATCGTTTGGTGCGTGATCGTATCGCCCGAGCTGATGCGGTTTATCTACCTTTCGAGAAAGCGATTGTTGCGTTGATCGATCAGGGATTGTTCGATGAGCGGATTGAGGATCGCGTGCAAAAATCAGTAGAACAGGCGGTTGCTGATGAGCTGCAAAGCGAGCTCAGCTATGGCGGCGCGGGTGACGTGGTAAAAGAGCTGGCGCGCGAGGTCTTATCTGATGAGCTGGGCGAGGCGCTCGATAATGCCGATCTTGATGGCTTAACAGAAACCATCGCTAGCGAGATTAAAAGCGCATTAGAAAGCGCGACTATTCGCTTAGATTTTTAAGCGCTCGATCTGGATCTATTTAGCCCGCCATCGTGCGGGCTTTTTTGTGGCTTGCGTTTTATATGGGACTAGTCCCATAATAAGAGCGTGCAATTCCGCACGATTAAAAAAGGAAAATTTCCAAATGAGAAAAATTACAGAAAAAACCGCGGGCGCTTTTGTAGATCATCGCGCCTTTTCGATGGGTAATACTTTCACCAATGGCAAGGAGCTATATTTGCACGGTAATTTAATCGCCAAATGGGCAGACGATAACGAGGTCTTAACGATCACCCTTGCCGGTTGGAATACTCCAACAACCCGCGAGCGGATTAATGGCGTGCTCGATCTTGCGAACATCGATGTTCGAGTGGTGCAGCGCGACTATGAGCCCTGTTTGCTTAGCTTAAAATCCGGTGACGTTTTCGGGATCAGCTCTACAGATCATTACGGCTTCCCAGTTGCTGAATATCATGAAGCGCAGCGATTGATCGAACAGCTCGAACTAGATCTAGAGAAAGAGGGAGCTTGATATGTACTATTCACCAATTTTTAAAGATAACGTTGTTTATGAGATCGAGGGCGCGGATCTGAATAATATCTTGCAGGCTTTATGGGCTGCCGCTGAGTCAACCGATCAATGGAAAGACCGCCGTGACATTGCCAATCGGACACTGGCAATATTGGAGCGCGGTTGCGAGCCTGTTTCGGGGGTGAGTGATGCGGTTAGTTAATCTTGCCCACGGGCTTTTCGGTTTAGCAATGGCGGCTTTTGTTCTGGCGCTTGTCACTTTCGATGAGCTCTTTCTCGCGGGCGGTTTAATTGCTGCATATCTTGGATTAGGCGCTTGGTTGTTTAGCCCTGCCGATTAGCGCTCGATCTTGTCACCTTAACAGCCCGCCATCGTGCGGGCTTTTTGTTGCTTGCTTTTTATATGGGATCGATCCCATAATTAGCGCTGAGCTATTCCGCTCGATTAAAACGGGGATTTAAACCATGAATTTACAAAACCACTATTTGCGGATTGAGCGCCGTAATAATCAATGGGAGTTATCGTGGCATAGACCAAGCGAGCCCTTTGGGACTGGCTTTGGGATTTACGATTGCGCAGAAAAAGCGATAGAGAGCGCCGAACATCTAGCGGGCTTAATTCACAAGCGCCCCACTGTAAAATATCGCCCGCCTATTTTGGTGGATACCCGCGACGCGCCCAGATTATCGCCGCCAGTTATTCAATGCGCCCGTTGCGATTGTGGCGCACTGGTTCCGCCTGATCGGATCAATTGTCCATCGTGCGAGGCGCTGATCTAAAGCCCTCGATCTTGTCACCCAGTAGCCCGCCATCGAGCGGGCTTTTTCATGCGTGCTCGGTAGTAATACAAGCGGGGCGCGGGCGCTCGATCACGGCTCGAAACCTACGGATTGCGATTTTTTGTACAAAAAGCGATTTAAAAACGCAGCAATAGCAAGGGTTGCGGGCGAGGTTGTCCAGCGCGAGACCAGGGCTCTTGGTGCGCGGTTCGTGGTGCGTGTTTGTTTGTTCGTGATTATTTTATGTACGTTATTTTTTTGACGTACAGGGCGCGCTCGATGTTCATCGAGGGGCGCGATCCGCGGCACTGGGGCGGCGATCCGCTGCATCGATCACGCAGCAAATTATTAATTAATCCGCAATTAAAACCGCGGCGCGTGGTTCGCGGTACTTTTTCTAGGATCCTTTGAGAATCGAGGCTAAATCGTTTAAAATCAAACACTTATCGCGATCCGAAATTCGCGGCGGCGCATCGCTGGGCACGGCATCATGGGCCATGTTTTTCACAAATAATCAGCAGAAAAATGATATGGTCTTTACTACCGCATAAAAGCCGATAAAATCCCATATATTTAGGGTAC